CATCTGCTCCAGACCATATAGAAGTTTCTGCTCCATTTGCGATTATTTCTCCCATGTAAGAAATTACATAGTCTTCAAATGCAGGTGGTGGTGGTGCTCCTGCTCCTGCTCTCATTTCTAACGCCTCCCATGATGATACTAAATTTTCCTTGCAAAGGTCAATATTTATTTGTAAAGCCTTTGTTTCAAGAATTTTCTCAGTCAAACTGAGTGTTCCGTGGTCTGTAAAGTCGCACGTGTTATTACGCACAAGATTTGAACCAGCCATTTTTTGAATATTACTTTTAAATTTAACGTTTTCAATTAACGTTAAAAAGTCTAATGATTTAGCTTGTTTTAAAGCTGCCGATATATAAAAACCTGCCGCTTTTCCGCTAAAATTACTTGTTACATTAAATGCCATTTTTTTGTTTTTTAATTATTATTTATTTTATTATTTATTTTCTTAAATCATGTAAAAACTTATCTCTGCTTGAAAGTTTGTTATAATCTTTTCTACTTAAAACTGGTTTTTCTGAACTAAACTTGTTGATGTTTATTGGACTATCAGCAGGTGTTTCAGATAATTCAGTTTTTAATTTTTCATTTTCTTCTTTAAGATTTGCAATTACTTCTTCAGAAGATAGTTCAACTTTTTCTTCTGTATTTTCTTCTGACATTTTCACATCTTTTTCTTTATCATCTCCTGTTTTGCTTTTAAGGTCAGCAATTGCATCCATTAAATTATCAATCTTATCTTTCATTTCTTCGTAAGTTTTTTTGTACCAATCTGGCATTTCTTCCATATAAGTATCTTTCTTACGTTTTCTCATTTTCTTTTCATCTTCATCTTCATCTTCATCTTCTTTTTCTTTTTTCATATCTTCTTCTTCTTCATCTTCATCATCTTCTTTTTTCTTTTTTAATTCTGTTTCTTCGTTCATTTCTTTTTTCTCATCTTCTTTAGTATCTTTTTCTTCTGTTTCTGATTGCATAACTTCTGAAACAATACCTTCTTCTTCTACTCTAAATGAAACGCCTTCAGCAGTTTTATAAGTACCTTTTGGTAATGGTATTGTTGTACCATCTTCTGTTAAAACGCTAATATCTACACCTTTTTCAAGTTCTTCAGCAGTTGAAACAAATATTGTTCCATCTTCACCTTTTGCTTGAAAAGCTAGTGTTATTTCTTCTTCAGGTTTTTCTAAACCTAAAGCAACTAATATTCTTTCTTTTATATCCATAGTTTCTGTTTTTTTAATTAAATAGATTTATTTTAGTTTTGTTTGATTTTCGTTTATTATTTCATTTAAAGCATGAAGTATTTCTTCATCAGTTGGTTTGCGTTGTTCCATAGCTTCGAACCGATTGGCGAAGTAACCTTCAATAGATAGCCCCTTTAAAGAACCACCTTTGATTTCTTGCCACAATTCCTCATTGTCTATTCTCATTTTTACAAACCATGTTCCATTAGGCAAGTCAAAACCATAAAGTTTTGATTTATCTTGATCACCTTCTTTTATCCAACTTTCAGTTGTAACAACACCTGATACTCTTTCTTTGTGTTCGTATGTTGCTTTGTGGTGATTGTTATGTTTTAAGTATAACTCACTTGCTTTTCGTACTGTTTCAGGACTAAAGTAAACATAGTATTCTGAATCAGTATTAGGGTCATATCTAAAGATTTGTTTGTTAGGTATCAATGCAGGTGCAACAATCATTCTTTTTTCTTCATCTACTTTTGCTAAAGTCAAATTGTTTTTATCTTTTCCAAAGTACACAAAGTTTTCTTCTATTGCAGGTGCAGATACTAAACTAATAGCATCAATAGCTAATTCTTCATTTTCATCACTTATTACTAATTCAACTATTTTAGTTGTTTTTAGATTTTCGTAATAATCTTTGTTTGCTTCTTCACATTCGGCTTTGGTATCATATTTGCACTCTCCAGTTTCTCCATGCTTATATTTACCATCTTTACATTTTTTACAAGGCATATTATTATATAGATATTTAGTTAATATATTTGATTTTTAAATTGTTGACCTTCTTCTAATATTAGCAAGTTGGTTTTGACTATTAGTCATTTCATCTGTAACAACAAACGCTTTTACAGGTTCAGGTGCTTGACCTTGACCTAAAGTAAACGAACCACTTAACATTTGAGTTGCAGGTGTAGTATCGGCAACTTCTTGCATACCATTAAGACCTCCACCACCATCATCTGATGCAGGTTCACCTGAAATAATTTTTCTCAATTGTAACGCTGAAAATGTTGCTGCTGCTCCTGCTTGTAAAAATGGGTAAGCAGGGAATACTGCTGTAATAGGGCTTTTTTGTGCAGTTGTGAAGGCATTTTGAACCGCTTCTACACCACTTATTGTTGCTTGTGCTATTGCAGCCCCTTTTGCAATTTTAGAACCTTCTCCTGCAACCTCTTGAATTATTTGTAAACCTTGATTTGCTAAATTAGATTTAGCTTTTGCAACATCAGCATCTAATTTTTTTTGGTCAGCTGCACTTTTCTTTTCTATTTTTCTAACCTTACCTGCATACTTTTCATCAATAGCTAATTTTAATTCTGCAAAGTTTTCATGTTCAGCTAGTTTATCAAGTTCAGCTTGTTTTTGTATATCTAAAAGCATTAATTGTCTTTTAGTTTCATCTTCTTCTTCTGCTAATAAATTTTGATTTCTTATTTTCTTTAAATCTTCTGCTTCTTTGTCTAACTTCTTTTGGTTTTTATCATCAAACTTATCTGTTATTTCTTGCAAATCATTTTGAAAATCTTCTTCTAATAATAACAATGCTGCATCTTTTGATTTTTGTGATGCTTTAGAATTTAAAATATCTTCCTTTTGTTTTTGCATTTTAAACTCCAACTTCTTTTTTTCTTTTTCTTCATCTGTTGCAAGTTCTTCAATTGCCGCTTCTTGTTGTAATTTGAGTATTATAGCTGCAATTTTCTTTTCACCATTTGCTCTTTGTTCTCTAAATTGTTTACGTTGATTTGCTAATTCTTTTTCTCTTTCTTTTGCTTGATTAATGTTAAAACTTTCTATGTTTTTAACTTCATCACCATAATTTCTTTCATCTATTACAATTTGACCTTGTAAATTTGCTATTTTTTCAAGAGTGGCTTGTCTATCTTTTAAGGCTTTATTAACTGCATTTTGTTCTTTTATTCTTTGCTCACTTCTTCCGTGTTCTTGTTCTCTTCTTTTTTCATGCCTTAAATCAGCTTCTTTTTGTTTTAAATGGGCTTCTTGTGCTTTTAATGTTTCTTGTAAAGCAGCTAATTCAGCTTCATTATTTGCTAAATTTGTATTAAAACTATTTTCTGCTGCTGCTAACCTTTCTTCTTCTGACTTTGTAACATCATCAATTATTCTTTTGTTTGCGTCTAATTGTACATTATCTTTTGCTCTTTTAAGATTTATTTCACCCATCAATCCATCAATTCTTTCCATCTCATTGGCTAGTAATTCAGCCGATGTTAATGCAGGAGCATCATCTCCTACTCCAAATAAAGTAAGTATAAAATCACCTGCTAACTCTAATGGTTTTAATAAAAAGTCAACTACCTCTTTTAAACCTGCTAAAACTGCTTTAAATGCTTTTGCACCTTTTCCTGTTCTAGCCATAGCTGTACCAATAGATGCTAGAGCAATAACAATCAAACCTATACCTGTTGATGCGATACCTGTTTTAATTGTTTTAAACATTAATTTAAATCCAGGAATTACCGCCCTTACCATTAAACGTAATCTTCTTAAAGATACGCCCATAATGTTAAAATGCTTAATACCTGCAAACGCTTGTTTGATTTGATCTTTTTGTGCTTTCTCTAAGTCTTTAACATTTTTTATTGTAAGGCTTCTTTCACGTTTAAGAGTTTTAAGTCCTTGTTTTTCAAGGGCTAACTCCATTGTAGTTTCTTTTATTCTTTCATTTAAACGTGATACACTATTTTCATAATCAGAATTAACACTTTGTTGTTGCTTCATTTCTAATAAAGCAGTTTCAAGTTTATTTACAACCTCAACCTGTATTTCTAATTGTTCATTAAGTTCTTTAAGTTCTGTTTCTGCATTATTAACTGATGAACCCAGTTCATCCATTTCTTGCTTTGCACCACTTACATTGGTTTTTACTTCTAATTCTAAAACTTCTTTTGCCATATCTTTTTATTTTATAATGCTACACCTGTTTTAATTTGTGTAAAAGTTATATTGCTGCACCATTCAACTATTACATCTGTTTCACCCCTTACTGTCATTCTAAAATTTGTGCCTGATACATTTGCAACAGGTCGCCAATCTGTAACTGTTCCACTACTTTTAATTGCATCTCTTTCACGTGAAATGCTTAACGTTCCTGATTTATTTATTACAACACCACGTTCAACAAATGAAGCAAAATCACCTGTATTGCCTGTATTAGTACCGCCAACCCTTACAGCCACAACATCTGCATGGAAATACATAATAGTGTTATCAGGCACTACAAAAAAACTATCCGTTACATTATTTAGATAACTATCAACTGTACCACCTGCTGTTGTTTGTCCACCATACATTAATTGAATTGATTGTCTTTCTGCAAGATTATCACCTGATGCATTAGCTCCTAAAACAATACTATTATCTGCTGTTGCTTGTGCTAATGTTCCATAAACATAAGAGTTGTTTACACCATGTGCAATTTCATTTCTATTACCTGCAATAATGTTGTTTCTTGAAAAACCTTTAATGGTATTATTTTCGCCAATTATTGAACTGTTGTTTGTACCTGTTTCAGTAACATTATTATTGCCCCTTATTTGATTTTTAACATTACCTACATTTGTGTTTAAATTTGAATTACCTCTAAAAACAAAACAAGTTCCTTCTGCTCTATTATATTTATAACCATACGCCTCACATTGTTCTTGATTAGGTGGCATAGTATTTTGTCCATCTGTAAAAAGCACTTGCCCATTTTCTAATACTGAAAATGGTTTTACTGTTAATCCTGCTAATGTTTGTATAGTTTTTTTTGTCATTATGGTATTAATATAAATTCTACTGTTGATAAATCATAAGGTTTATAATCTATTTTATTTACTCTAAACTCCCTGTTTTTAATCATTACTGTATCAAACAAATTAAAACTTGCAATATCAGCAGCATTAAGATTCACTTTGATTGTCATTATTCTTGTATCAGGATTGTACAATTCGTTGTAATAAGGTAGCCAATATAAATTAAAAAGATTTTCAGGCGGTGCAGCTCCCATTCCAGGAAAAAATTGACATTCTCCAAAATTATAGTCTTGTGTTGTTGATACCCCAAATTGATTAGGTGTGATTGCAGGTACATCTGTTAAATGGCAAAATTGCAAAAATTGTGGTTGATTTTCACTTGATTCACCATTTTGTGATGGAATAAAATATGTGACACCATTTTGTAATGTTTTTACGCCTACATTATATAATATTCTAGGCATATTTTCAAACCCCTGATTTTCCCCTTCTTCACTACTTGAAAATATTGTTGGAACTACAAAATCAGGAAACATTTGATATAATTGTTTTGATAGTGTTGCTGCAAATGGTTCGGCAACAACTTCTTCTTCACCCTCTAATATTGTAAAGGCACTTGCATCAAAAACTTTACTTCCATATAAATGATTTTCAACTTGCGTTTTATATAAATTAAAAATAAAATCTTCTTCATCTTCTGCATATTTAAATACAGTAATTTTATTTAATTCTGTCAAGGGTACTAATTTCATTTCTGAAACATCACTTTTTAAAGTCCAATTATGCTGTACTGAATTTGTGTTATTAATAAAAACATCACCATAAGGTTCAATTAAAATATTATCAGGATTTGTTTTATCAGGTATTGCTACTAAATTAAACATTGTCATAATGCCTTTTAAAAACTCAAATTGTCCGAGATCACCTCTTAAATTTTGTAAAATATCATTTGATGCAACAGCCGCTTGACCTAAAAAGAAAAACGCCTTAGCAGTATAAGTACTTGCACTTTCTCTTTGTCTTATGTTTGCTGTACTTCCTGATTCTCTTTTAAATTGTGCTTTTAATGTATCACCTGAATTTAATATTTTTTGCCACGCATAATTCCACGTAACAAAACTTGATGGCGGAATACTGAATGTATCAGTTTCAAATACTTCTTCTGTTGCCGCCCCTTCATTTTTAACCCATCTTGTGTTAACAACAATAGTATCAGTAGTTGATGTGTTTTCTATTTCCCAAAAACCGCCTAATCCTGTACTAATTATTTGTCCATCTTGTGTTGCAGTAATGACACCTGTTGAAGTGTTATATTCAGGCATTAAATTGAAATATGAAGAAGGATCAGTTTTATATTGTAAATTTGTAAAAGAAGTTCCTGCATCAACTGAAGATTGAGTTGTACCTGCAATTGTTTTAGCCCATATACCACCACTTCCAAATAAACCACTAACCGCAGTTGGAACTACATCAGCGCCAAAATTAAAATCCATAAACAATTTTTTAAATTCTGTTGAATCAAAAAATTCACTTGTAAATGTAAAGGGTGTTGCATCAAATATTCTATCAATTAAATATTTAAGCTGTATGAATGGTCTAAAAGCACTTTGTAAAAAAGGCAAAGCAGGAAAATTTGCAGTACCTGTTGAACCATCTGAAATATCAATATTACCTGTCCAATCAACAAAGGGGTATTTTAAAACATTAGTATTGTTAACCCCTAAAGCTGCACTATATGCAAAACTACTTGTTGATAAGGCATTTGTTAAAGGCAATCCTGTTGTGTTACTCCATGAGTTTTTTATTGAAACTTTATTATAATCATGTGCTAACTCATCAAAACTTAAATCACTAAATTTTTTATCTTTTAATAAATCAGCTAATGCAACTGCTTCAGAATATAGATTTACATTATAACTTATTTCATCATTCTTATCTGTTATATCAATTAATCTCAAATAACCTTCAAATAAAATAAACCCATCTTGTTTTAATTCACATTTTGTTTTGATGTATGGATTGAACACAATACCAGTTGTTGTTCTTGTTATTTCAAATATATTATCAAATATTTTATTGTTTCTTTTCGTTGCAGGAAGTTTAAATGCTTTTGAATATGATTGTACTTTTTCTAATACGTTTTTAAAATCATCAACACTTAATGTTAATGGTATATCTTCATCTTCATAAAGATCAAGTAATACTTGCCCTGTTTGTAAACTAGATATTGTTCCTGATGGGTTTTGTGTTGATAGTTTTACAGATATTGAATTTATAAAAGTAACACCTAATGGTTCAAACACAATTGTATCACTACTTGAAGCAGCTGTAAAAGTCATT